CCAGAAAAAGTTCCAGTAGCCGCAGACAACGAACCCGCAAAAGTACCGGTAGCTGCAGACAACGAACCCGCAAAAGTACCAGCCGTGGCGTAGACAGTCCCGCGAACAACGGCGTTCTGTAGGTAGGCGTTGCCGTTGGCATCAAGCCTAAAGCCACTTGTTCCCGCAACATAGTTGCTACTCTGGATGTACTGGTCAGCAGCGATAGACCCAGCAGTGAGTTTGCCCACGGACAAGCTTGCGATCTTTGCATCGTCTACAGCTAAGTTGCCAATCTTGGCGTTGGTGATCGTAGCGTCCTTGATCATAGCCGAGGCGATGTAGACAGCGCCGCCGTCAACAATAAAGGGGATTGCCGTCTTACCAACCCGCATCGTGCCGGTTGCTGGCGTGGTACGAGTGTTCGCGACCGCAAAGGTAATCTGCGTGGTAGAAGGAGCCGTCAGGACAGTGTATGCGCCATTCCAGTTCGTGTCGTTGGTCACACCGCGCAGCGTAATAGTGTCTCCTACACTCAGGCCATGAGCAGATGACGTTGTCAGAGTGGCTGTTGTTGAACTGCGCGTCAACGTAGACACCGCCACCAACGTGGTGGATGGGTTAGTGATGGAAAAGCGGTCCGCCCGTACCTGAAAATCCGACACCGGAACCCCGTCAACGGTCTGACTGGCCAGCCCAAAACCCGACACGTAGCCGTTGACGTCAACCTTGACTGTGTATTGCGCAAACAGGCTTCCGGTCTCGGATGCCCTCGTAGTAACCTCGGCGGTGATTGCAGCAGTGTTGCCGTCAACCGTAGAAGATAGGGTTGTGATCTGCCCTGCCAAAGCAGTGTCAGCAGCGGCTCTCGTACTAACCTCAGTTGTGATTGCCGCTGTGTTGCCGTCAACCGTAGCTGTCAACGCCGTAATCTGTCCTGCCAAAGCAGTGTCAGCATCATCTCTTATTTCAGCCTCAGTTAAGATTGCAGCACCACGAGCCTCAGCTTCAGCGGCCACACGGGCGTTAACGGACCCAGCAACTGATGCAGCGCCATCGATCAAGTTGATGCGCGAACCTAAATCTGTAAACAGCTGCGACTCGGTTATTGAGCCAGTCAATGTACTCAGCAGGTAGGTAACCTCTGGACCCGTCGTAGCCGTTGCACCGCTCGTGGCGTTGTATGGACCCTTGACATCGTCGGTGTTGACGAACCGAACCCAGTAGTACCGTGTGGCGCTAGGGCCAGTCTCATCAACGTAGATGCTTCCGGGTGACATGCCCAACAGAACCGCAGCGGCCAAAGAGTTGGTGCTCGCGCCCCAGACCTCCGCATACGCATGGCCAGCATAAGCTGGTGCATCCCACTCCACGAAGATAGTGCGTACTGCAGCTGTTGCCGATACGTTTGCCGGGGCCGGAGGGGCTGCAAGGTACGACAACCCCGTAGAACCACTCGGAGCTACCAACGATCCAGTAAGCCCGCCAGAAGCAAGCTCGTCTGCGCTGATAAGCCGGTCGCCGCCTGAGCCTGATACAAGCTCGCGCACGCGATCCAAGAACATCCGCAGGTCTCGGGGGATGTCAGATTTGACGTATGGGAGTTTTTTAGACACTGGCCAACTCCTGCACAGACTGAGCTATGGTGAATGAAAACACCTCAGCGGTGCCCTCAAACTGGAACTCCCAGTCCCGGTTAGGTGTTGCAGGAAGTCGAAACACGTTTCTGCTTGTCACAGTCTGCGTGTGTACTAGAGTGCCGCCTGCGTAGATTTTGGCCGTCATGGGATACGACTCAGCTTCCAGCTGTGCGCAAGAAAAACCCATGACTTGTGGGAGCGTAAACTTCTTGGACTTCCAAGTCACAGTCTTCACAGCACCAGCACCCCACACTTTGACGTTGCGGTCAGCACCAGCAAGGAAGAGCTTGTCCACTTGCAGATCGTTGTAGCCAGCGGCCACGTAGATGTCGTGCGTTGTGAACTCACCAGTGATGGTGTCGTAGATGAAGCCACCCGAAGTTGTTCCGTTGTTGTAGAACCCTAAGTACTTCATGTCATGCTGGTAGGCATAAATGCTACTAGGCAAGAACAGTGCCTGCCATTGTGCGCGTGTGAAGTACTTGTCTGTGATGATCTTGGAGCCGCTGGGCGACAAAGACACCAGACCGTCGGGGCTTGCGTAGATAACTGCGCCGTTGAAACTCACGATGCTGCGCTTGGACGCGCAGGCCTGTTCCAGATCGGACTTGACCACCACCATGGAGTCGGGGGCGCTGCCTTGAATGAAGTATGGAGTACCTGTAGTTAGTACAGCCAGTGTGGTGTCCATACGACCAAGACCGACCACAAGGAAATCCAGCGACTGCATGTACTGCACTGGCCAAGCATGTGGATGGTAGGGGTCGCAGAAGTACACATCCCGGCCTGTGAAGCCAGCCATGATGCCACCGGGCAAGTTGATCAGCCCCTTGAGTGTGTCTGGCGGTGGGAGCCATGTCAGCGATGGCAGTTCCTCGCCAAGGTCTTCGGCCACAACGCTGTCGGAGTATGACGTGGTAGCCAGAGCAATTTCAGCGACAAACAAGAACACACCGGCAGTTGAGCGGTAGATGCGTCGGTGCGTTGCCGTATACCCAGATGGAACTGTAGAAAAGCCCGCAAGGGTCACGCTCTGGCCTACACGCACGTTAACTTCGGTGGATGCTGGAGCGGGGGCTGACTCGAAGTCAAACCCGGACTCTTTGTTCACAAGCGTGTAGGTATAAACCCTAGTCTCTGGGATGTCTGTGGCTTCGGTCGGAGTACCCACAACTGACACTGTAGCTGCGCCTCCGGGAGCTGGCATGCCAAGAGGGCGAGACACTGTGGGGTAGTTGGAGCCGGACAGGGCGATGGCGTTGTAGGTGGCCTTGGGCGCTCCGTCGCCTGTGTAGAACGTCCACTCAGAAACGTCGCCAGCGATCTGGCTGCGGCACACATCAACGTCGGTCAGCCAGTGGAACCAGTACTCGCTGTCAGAGACTGTGTTCTGGCCGAAGCGGTAGATGGTCAGCGGCGTGCCTACCTTGGTCAGTGTGGCAACCGTAGAACCCAAAGCCAGCAGGGGCTTGAGCGATCCTTGGAATACGTCGGCGTTCAGGGAAGTCTGAGCCTGTGAATCCTGAAGGTAGCGCGGCGGCACCTTGGGAAAAATCCCGCCAAATGATTTAATCTGAAGTGCTGCCATTGTGTTCCTCACTAGGCCTGATTGTAGTCGGACAGCTACTTTGGAGCTATACAGACGTTACGCACGTAGTCCTGCAAGCCTATGAGTTGCGCTGCCAAGCCATCAGCTCCTGCCGCCACTTCAACAAGAGCTGCCGCACAATTTCCGAGTAGCCGTCGTTCGATGGAAACTCCATCAGTTCTGCTGGGGGCGACGGGATTTGCACCGGGATTAGGGGCTGGGACTGGGATGGCGTAGAGTTCGTCGCGCAACCCATCAAGCTCAGCACGAGCACTGCGAGCAGCCACAGCCGCTTTGCGTTTCTCAATGGCATAGGCCTCCTCTACTTTCTGTTTGGCGCTGCCAAGGGCCTGTTCCCGCGCTCTGGCCATCTCCGTCGAGACCTTCAGGCTCACAACATGAGCCTCTTGCATCTGAGCGATGCGGGCGTTGTACCGCCAGTCCTGCACCTGCCAAGCGCCAAGCGAGGCTATGACGGCCCCGATCAGTCCAGCAGCGATGTGGGTGTATATCACTGGAGCCCCATGCAGAGTTTGTACTCTTCTTGGCGGCGTTTGGTCAGACCCGCCAGTGGAGCTCCGTTGAACCGATCCCAGCGAAGTAGCTCTTTGCAGGCTCCGGCATAGTCAAAGGATCGCAACTTCTTCACCAGTGTTGAGCCGCATGCTGCCTGAGAGCCGACGTTGAACGACCAAGAAATGATTGAGTCCCACTCGTACTGGTACATCGGAACATCACCAATGCAGCGGCGCATCTGCTGCTGGAACACGTCGGCCTGCTGGTTGAGTCGGATCAGCGCACGAACAGGATCAGTCTTGTCGCCGGGCTTAACCCCTTGGGCATCGCCAAAGCCGAGTGTCGGCCTGTCACCTTTCACTGGAATATAGGCTTCATCTCTGTACCCCTCATGCACGGCCAAACCCACCAGAGCAGAGGCGCTGAGGGTCAGACTGGCAACAAGAGTGCGGTTCATGTGCGGCCAGTCACGTCTTTGTATATGGCATACAGCTTATGGCCAATCATGAGAAGCGTGTAGATCAGCGTAGCCCACAACAAAATCTCAGAGACCTGAACGCCTGCAATTGAAGCAATAGAGACAGAAACCGGTGGGGCTGCTTTTGCAGCCATGATGGCCATGCCTTCAGTTGTTTGATGGGTACTCATCTCACCGGTTCCTCATTACAGCTAGATTCAATAGGGTCAATTATGCCGCAGGTGCTTCAATTTGCGGGGTAGGTTCTTCCATCCCTTCGACTTCTTCAGGAGCTACGGGCTCTGGCTCAGGCTCAGGCTCAGGCGCGGGTGGGTTGCGCAGGTCGTAGAGCGCTCTGGCTTCTGGGCTGGCGTTGTCCATCACAGCTTGGGCTTCAGCACGCTGAGCAAGATCGGCATCAATAGCGTCTTGGTTCACGACTTCACCGTCTTCGTTGAGCTCAGGCTCAACAAGTGGCATGGCCAGACGACGAGCGGCTTCTTCCATGGGGAGGACTTCACTGAGTAGCGCCGAATCAGCGCGGGCATCGCTGCCCTGCTGCACACAACTTGCAATCCAAGCATCTAAGCCAGCAACAAAGGCCAAGTCAGACTCAGATTGGTCGGGCTTGCGGGCAAGCCGCGAAGCCTTCAGTTCATCATCCGCGCTGTACTGGGATCGGATCAGGGCTTGCACCCTGCGGTCGATGTCTGAACTACTCCAGACATCACTGGCCATCAGGTCAACAAATGACATCTCAAATCTCCTTTACGGCTTGAATCTGCGCCCACGCATTGTAAGCGGGAGCTGCGCCAAACCGCACAGTTTCCTTGAAGCCGTCATAGCGGCGAGTCCAGTCGGCTGTAGCGCCTTCGCGCTTTTCGGCACCTGCAACGCTGACCGCACGAGCTGTGTAACCCGGTGGCAGTGTGAAGTCGGTGAAAGCAATTTGCACGTTGGACGCACTGGCTGTAGCAGCGACGGACAGGTAGATGGTAGTTCCACTGACTGCAACCACTGTAGTGTTGGCAGGGATACCCGAGCCGGACACTACGCAGCCAACTGCGCTGTAAGGAACAACCAAACCAGACACGCTTGTAATGGCCGTGCTGGCGTTAACTGTAGTCGCTGTGAACCCGCCCACGAAGTCAAAAGCGGTAGTTGGCTGCAATGCTTTGTTTTGCTCGCCGTCCTTGATCAGTTCTTCACGAAGGTTAGCGGCGGGGATAGTGATATCTACACCGGGATTTGTTGTCGTACGAGCTTGCAGTTGAACACCGCTTGTGGCCGTGATCTTTGAATAACTTCCAGCAGGCGCAGCTGTAACGCTTGTACGTACCAGACCACTCCATTCGGATTCGTTGGTTGCACTTACAGCCATCCACTTGTCAGTCAGATCGTCGTAGGTCAGATCAACAATAGAACCTGAGTCAGGCAGTGTCACCTGAGCACCGTCACGGAACATCTGCTTCTCTTGCTCGTACATCCAGACTGATTGCTCAGTCGTGGGCACAGTTGCAGAAGCTTTAAGCAGTGCAATAGAACCGGGGAACGGTGCGTCTGCTGCGTAGCTGTTGCCGATGGTCAGAACCGCATTGCTGTTGTTCAGAGTCAACAAAGGCGTACCACGAGTAACCGCAACCTCTATTCCATTCACAGAGATAGACAGGCTACCGTCAGTGGTGTAGTTCGCACGAGCCTTGAGCCATGTTGCAGTGTTGTATGCAGCGGTGGTTGTGACTGTGCGGGTTGTGGTTCCGTCGAAGGCTGTGGCTGTGAGACGGCCAAAAAAGTTTACACCTAATTGAATCTTAGGCCCACTTGAATGAGCTCGGTCTGCTACAAGGGAAGAGCCGATTTCAACTACAGAAACATTATCTATTGAACCAGTAAAGCCATTACCAGAAATAATAAAAAGATCAGCTCCTGCGCCAGCAACAATGTAAGCAGTAACAGTTCCGTTTGCAGAATAAGCGCTGGATGAATAAGTCCCGCGAACCCAAGGACTCACATTACCAGCGGAGTAATTTGAAATAGTAAAGATGACGCGATAGACACGATCTGTAACAAAACCTCCGGTATTTGTCTGCAAATTAGCAGTAGGTGAAGTTCCGTTTGCAGAGCCACCGCTGATTGACCAGCCCGATTGTGTTGTCCATCCAGAAGCATCATCAAATGTACCGTTGACTATGATATTGCTACCAACAACCGGAAAACTCCCCAAAGGCAAAGTCACAGGTACATTCACCCAAGCACCTACACTCCACTCACCTGTACCAAAGTCAAGGTCAGCGCTGTAAGGCTCACGCAGATAGTTGGCATTTGACCAACCAGAATAAGCAACTAATTGTGCTGGCATTATATTTCTCCTAAGTGTTCAAGTACGCTTTTCATGTCAGCAATCCATTGCTCAACAGTGGCGTTGTTTTTCATTTCGTTGCACCGTGAACAGCACGGCACCACATTGCTCATCGAGTAACCAAGTTTTGGATCAACTCGGTCTAACCCGATGGTCTTAATTTCAGAGTTGCAGTACGTGCAAGGCTTTTGCCAGAACGAAAAGAACTCAACTGGTGTCAGATCAAACGGAAGGCCGCGATCTCTAGCACCTTGAGTGTAATAACTCATGCGAACCAACGGATTGTTTGAGTCACCCTTGCCGCTTGGGTTGCAGGTACTGCACACCTTGGCTGGAGCATTCTGAGAAACAAAAATTCCGTTGCACATAACGCAGGTGCGTTGCATGCGTTGACCACGCCATTTCCGGGCCGAAGAAACACTGCTGGTTGTTCTGCCGAGCAGTTTTGCAAGCTCTTTGTTCGACAAGTGCAGATTGGCTTCAGCCACCCGCTTCTCTTCCTCGGACCACGGTGTGTGGAAATCAGAAGAGATGCCTAGCTTGCTGCGAATCTTGTTGAGAGAAGCCTTGCATCGACCTAGCTTTTCACCAAGCTCACTCAACTTCATCTGAGGGTTTGCCTTCACAAAGGCAATCTCATCTTCAGTCCACAAGCGGCGTTTTGTTGTAGAAGTGCTCATCATGCTACTTGGGATTTGGTCAGGGTTCCGGTGATGGATGCTGCTTGGGCTTTGTACGAGTAATCTGCGGCAATTTCTTTAACGGACACAGAAAGCAAATCAAGTCTTGCTCCCGACTGACCAGAACCGACACCAAGCGACAAGGCCATCCACGCCGTTGTCGTATTGGCAGGAATAATTGTTCTTGAAACAAATGTTGACGTAACGCCAGCAGGCAGAGTAATGAAAACCACCCCTGAAGTTGGTGTCAAAACACCCGACAAGCCAGCATTTGTAGACAAGCGTGGATACGAAGTACGTTGGACTGCATCGGGGTTTGAAAAAGTAGCTTGAATCTCATAAACAGCACCGGGCTTTACGGTAAAGCCAGTAGAAATCGAAAATGGATCAGGGTTGCCGTTACTTTGAAGCCGCATTGCCCCAGATACCCAAGCAGTCGACTGGTTTACCGTCCACCCACTTGTATCCGTATCAAAAGTACCATTCACCACTAACTCAGTCCCACTCACACTCCCCACATCCACATCAGCCAGATATGCACGGCGGATGTCACCTACGAGGTGGCCTGTGTTGAAGGTGTTGGCAATCTTTGTGTAAAGACTAGCTGCACTATTGCTTCTGTTAAAGTTTGAAAGAAGCAGCGTCGAACCCTGAGGAGCAGCAAACAAAGTACGTGTTGGGTTTAGGTTTTTATTAAAGCCTAAAGCGCCATTGTTAAAACCAACATAGATGCCGCCCCAAGAGCTAGAGAGACTTCCGGGATTTAATCCGACAAGCATGTTCTGCGATCCACCAGCAGCACTTACCATTAGCGGTGTGATTGCAATGCCGTTTCTGCCTGCTGTATCAGCACTATTCACCACTGTACCGTTGTGCTTAATCACACTCACGCCACCGTTCGTAGCCACAGCAATAGTCGGCACTTTCAATCCAGTGACAGGATCAACTGGTGCGTCTGGGAGGACGGTCATTGCTACGGCGTTGACAGTACTGTTAGCAATGATCGTACCGTTTCCAGCGCGGTATCCGTGACCCGTGGCTTGACGGTCGCCAATACGTGGCTTTGTCATCAGATATTGCAAGGTGGCGTACAAAAAAATGTCGTCTTTTGCAAAATTCACCAGCATTGCACCGATGTTTCCATTGCCACCAAGAGTTACTAGACCGTTTGAAGCAGCGACAGACGATACAGTGGGAACGCCACTGAGCCAATTCAGAACACTAGAGCCAACGCTTCCAGCACTAGCAAACCGCATCCACATAGGACGACCGGGTTCAGTCAGGTCATAAATGGTGACACTAGCAGCTTCAGCGACAATACCCGCCAGCTTAGGGAACTTGCGTTTGTTGCCACGGAAGACTTCTGTGGTGGTGCCGTCAGCTGTCTTAGCTTCGTAGGTTGTGGCTGTTGTGCCGTACTCAACTTGCGGATGCCAAATAAAAATGCCAGAAGTACCGTCACCAGTAAAACTTGCAGGGTAACCCGGAGTTGCGGAATTTGATGCGTGGATAACAGGGCTTCCTGTATACGGAACTGGCATTAGAATTTGAATTCTCCACCAGCCGTTACCTAGGCTTTCGCTACTCCAAGTTACGTTGTCACCACCAGTTCTTTGTCCAGTCACTAAGCTAAAGCCTACGCCAACACCAGCATTGTTTTGATAGATAAGACCTTGATACTCTCCCGCTTTTGCGTATATAGAATGAACTGAAGTACCTGCTGTAGCAATTGTTTGCGAAACATAGTGCTGACCTGAGACTGCTGTTGGGATAAGTTTTACAGCGGTGTTTGAACCATCAGGCGCAGAAGCATCTGCAAGAGTAACCCCTGCTTTTTGCCAGAGTGCATCAGAAAAGGTATTTGTTTGCTTTAACAGGTTCTTCCACAACCGATAGAACTTACCATCTGTGGTCAGTTGGAAGTAGTCGTTGCTGTTCGCAAAGGCAGTGACTTCTTGAACAGAGATGCTGTCAACCTGCGCAATGGCAGAAGCTGGATTGCTACCACAAAACAAACCTGCATACATAGTTGTAGCGGTTGCGGTAAAGGTATGAAAGTAAACTTCAAAATTAGTGTTAACAGGTATACTCTGGCCCGCCGTTGAGTTAGCTGCAAAGTTGGCACCTGTACCACTTGCAACAATCAGCTCATTACCGCTTATTTTTCTTGCCCTAACTGCAACAAGATACTGTTTTCCAATTACTGTTGGAATTCCAGCGCTTGCCAGTGACGGATAGCTGCTAAGGTTTCCATTAAACGTCCCGATGCCAGCGTCTACTGAAAAAGTTCCAGCATACGTTGTCGTCCATCCTGTTGTTCCGTTTGAAAATGAACCGTTATTGGTCAAATCAACACCCAACGTGCCACCCACGGTTCGTGCCAAGACCTCACTGGGTTGAGCACCCAACCACTTACCCGTCACAGCTTCGTTGTACCAACTAGTGTGCTGGCACTTCTCAGTCCATGCACCACCGTCAGAATCTTTGCTGGTGTCGTACAGGAACATTGCAGTCACAGCGTTGGGGCTACGGTGCAGTGCAACGGCGTTAACGCCTGATAAATCTTGCTGGACCACTGAAGCAGCACTGGCGGCAAAGCCTTGGGCCACTGAAGCGGCGGCTTGTGCGTTAGCTAAAGCGGTTTGTTGAGCGGCTGCACTGCCGTAAATCGCTAATGCATTAGCAGCTGAACCACTGGCATTGCCTGCGCTGGTATTAGCGGCGGCAGCAGAAGCTGTTGCGGATGTTGCGGCGTTCTGAGCAGCAGTAACCGAGGCTTGTTGAGCCGTAACTGAGCCGTACACTGACAATGCGGCGTTGGCGTTGGTAATAGCGATACCTGCCTGAGTCGTAGCAACTCCGGCTTGGGTGGTGGCAATACCCGCTTGAGTCGTAGCAACTCCGGCCTGCGTTGTAGCTGTAGCTGCGGATGCGGATGCGTTGCTTGCGAATGTAGAGGCTTCACTGGCCTTGGTTGTTGCCGTGCTGGCAGCGGTTGTGGCCAGACCTGCTTGAGTTGTTGCAGTGCCTGCCTGTGTTGTGGCTGTCGAGGCTGAAGACGAAGCGCTGCTTGCACTTGTAGCCGCTGCGGTAGCAGAACCAGCCGCCGCAGTAGCGGAACTCGCTGCTGCACTGGCAGACGACACGGCTTGGTTTTTGGCAGTAGTTGCGGCGTCAGAACTCAACCCGGCGGCAAAAGCTGAGTTGTTCGCGTTGGCGGCGGAGGCAGCAGCCTCAGATGCCTTGGTGGTAGCAATACCTGCTTGAGTCGTGGCCGTACCTGCGCTAGTTGCCGCTGTAGACGCTGATGCAGCAGCCTCGGATGCCTTGGTGGTAGCAATACCTGCCTGAGTTGTTGCAACGCCTGCTTGAGTCGTTGCGTTGGTTGCCTGAGTTGTCGCAGTACCTGCTTGGGTAGTGGCAATACCGGCTTGCGTTGTGGCCGTGCCTGCTTGAGTCGTGGCAATACCTGCTTGGGCAGTTGCAGTGCTGGCAGAACCTGCAGCAGCAGTGGCCGAGGTGGCCGCAGCCGTAGCAGAAGACGCAGCGTTGGTGGCAGATGCAGCAGCAGCGGCAGCCTGAGCAGTCACAGGGGCCAGAGCAGCTTGAGCAGCGTTCAGTGCCTGCAACGAAGCGTCAACCGTAGGGTATGGGGCCTCGTTCAAAATCTGGTGCAGGTTGCAGGGGCTGTTAGGCACTGTGCAGACAGTGTCCATGAACTTGTTGCCGTTGTCTGGATTCCAAGCACGAACAATGTACTGAGAGCCAGCCACACCCAGCGCATTGGGGAATAGGTTTACGACCACCACACCAGCGCTGTCAGCCACAGCCTCGATGAGCTCGGGAGCAACAACGCCGTTGTAAATCTCACGGGCCGTCAGTTTGAACTGCACTCGGGCACCGGCAACCGTATTGCCGTTTTGGTCAAAGAACGCGCACGAGACTGGCTGTGTTGGAAGGGACATACTTACTCCAAATCAAATTTTTGTGTCTGCGGGACACAGCTTACACTTTGGGCGCAACGCCTACAGTACCGGCCATCTCAGAGGTCAACGCGGCTTGGAACGCGGCGTAGTGTGCCTGCGCACGCTGAGCATTACCGGCGTACTCGCTGTCCTTGGTATAGGCGCGATACAAAATGTAGTCGCCAAGCACGTTGCCGTAAATGTCAGGCAGGCTGATATTGCCAGTCACAGCAGAGTACAACGCGCCGTCAGCAGGCTCAGCAATGTCCGTAGGATACGCCGCATACACGACCTCAACTGACGCGCCAGAGGCGGCTGCTGGTGGGTACACGTAAAACACGCGAGGGTCGCGGGGGTCATACATGTAGTGCAGCATCTCCGTCGCACCTGTGAGGTTGTACCAGTTAGGGCTCTGAGTATCCAGAATCGAACGGCTGGTTATGCGAACCGAACGCTTGCTGTTACTTGTGTTGCGAATCACGTCGATCAGTTTTGCACCGTTGGTCGGCAGAGACTGCTTGGCACCCGCTACCAGCGTCACCGACGCATTTGTCACCATAGCGTCGGGGCGGTACAGAACCACTTCGCGCTGACCGTCGTTGAGATAACGCACCAGCTCGGCCACAGGCCAGCGGATGGACGTATTGTCCTGCATCGTGTCGACAACTCGGCGGATGATGGATTGAGCAGCAATAGTCATGATTTACCTCAAGCAAAAGGGCGAGCGCGAACGCGCATAGAGCCTCGGATCAACCCGTAGTTTCCCTCAATGCGTGAGCTGATAGTTTGTTTCGCTGCCGAGTCCAGTAGGTACTGCGCCTGTGCGAAGTTTGTGAATGGTTGATCTGGAACCTGCATGGCGCGAGCAATTGCGCCCGACACAATGGGATCAATCCAGATGTTGTACAGGTCATCATCGAGCTGAGTAGCGCCGCGTGTCGGGCGCAGCGTAGCAGCTACCACAACACTGTACCGGTCGTCCGGTGGAGGCGACAGCATCAACGTGAATGTGTTGTCTGTGCGATCAGTGTAGAACCCGCGAGGCTTAGCTCCTGCGGTAGGCATATCGTTACGGATTGCCTCAAACATACCCGGTTGCAGCTCAATACCGTCCAGCGTTACGCCCATCACTCGGTTGATGTCGTGGTGACTTGTCGGTGGGTAGAGATCGTACTGAACCCGCCCTGCGATGGTAGGGAACGGGTCCAAGTTTTGGCGCAACGTCATTGAATTTTCAGCAAACTCAATCGCAGCGTTGACCAGAACCTGATCCACCATGGGCTCTGAGCAGCCGGGAAGGTACGGCAGTATTCTCGGGTAAAAAGCGCTCAGAGGTTTCATAGTGGGCTACCTTATTCAGCAGCGACAGGGGCTTGCTCTTCTACAGTGTTGGCTGTAGGTGTTACGGCAGATTCTACAGTAGGTGTAGTCTTTTTGCGAGCTTTAGGGGTAGCGGCTTCGGCTGCAGCAAGGTTGGAATGCTCGTTAGCCAGCAACTGACCGCGATCTGTGTATTCCCATGTATGGCCGTTCAGGCGAGCAATGATGACGATCTCGCCGTTGATAATGGCGCGAACTTTGTTGTTGAGGACTTCGCCGCCAAGGCGGGCCATTAGGTCAATTGCGTTCATTTGTGTTCTCCAGAATTAAAAAAAGGCCCCGAAGGGCCTTCTTACTGTATCACCGATCAGGTGGCAGAGCCAACGATGGTGGTGACCAAGGCTTCAGGTTTCACAACCTTACGGCCATACACAGCCAGACCACGGACGATGTCGCCGAAGTCAGTCTGGTTACGCAGAGGCTCAGTCTTGTTGATGGTCATGGCGAAAGACGTAGCAGCCTTTGTACCAGCAACCATGATGCGACGAGCTTTGGCGTTGGTCACAGCGCCGCCAGTGGAGGTAGCCGACAATGCGGGCACCAGAGCTTTACCAGCCTCGCCGCGTGGCAGCAAGTTGCTGACGTACACGCTGAAGCGGTCCAGCATACCGATCTTGCCGGTACGGATCACACTGGATTGGTCACCAGTGAAGTACGCTTGGGCAATGCTCGATTGCATCAACAACTGGCGGTCAAAGGGGCTGATGACCAAGAAGCGACCATCTTCAGGCACGTTCTGCTCGTCCAACACGGTAGACATACGCAGGATCGCCTTCAACACGTTTTCAGGCGTGGCTTGGTCGATGGGGGTAGTGTCGGTGCCGAGGTTGTACGCGGCAGAAATCTTGCCAGCAGTAGCGCCTTCGTTGGCAGCGGCAGGGCCTTCAGTCACGAAGCTGTTGAAGAACACTTCGTTTTCGATGGCGATCTTCAACTGCTTGGCAGCGTCTTCGGTGAACATGTTCATCAAAGCGATGTCGGACTGATAGGCCAACACGTCGTTGACTTGCACGCCAAAGTACTT